AAATACATACTCACCTACCAAGTTTTCAAGTTCTTTTGGTTCTAAATCAGGATGGTTTCGTGCAGCAGCTGCTACATTACTCCAATTGATTGACTTTTTAGGATAGGGACCACCAATAACATCTTTATCTAATGCCATTAAAGCAATAACATCTTGAGGTGAATAGTGGATATCAGAATCAATAAACATCATATGTGTATATTCTGAGCGGAGAAATTCATCTACCAGATAGTTACGAGCTCTGGTGATTAGTGATTCGTTAAATAGAAAAGAAAACTTAGTTTCAATTCCATATTTGTTCATCGTCATTTGTAAATCTAAACATGACTTGATGTATAAGCCGTGTGCCATACCGCCATACATTGGGGTAGCAATAAAAAGCTTATTCTTTTTTAATTCTTCAACATTGACTTTAATTTCCATTATATACCCATAAAATAAAAAAAGGAGAGATAATTATATATATCTCTCCCTTCTAGTGAAACGCCGTTAAATTAGGCGAATGTTGCGAAACCAGATTGGCGGAGTGCCATGATACCAGCAGCAACGATGCGCTTGGTTGGTGTACCAAGGCGATAGAATGAAACTTTGTCACCGTTTGCATTAATACGGCTATTCAAATAAATCGCATGACCTTCTTTACGCAATTCATTAATTGTAGCGGACGCATTTTGCACACCAAACTTAGCACGCATTTGTGCGGCAGTTAAAGTGTTATAATCACTATCTTTTGTCAAATATGACAATACTTTTTGCTTTGCAGACATTGTAAAACTCCATAATTAAAATGAACCACTTTTTAGACATCTGAGAGGTGGCTCTTCTCTCAAGATACAACCATTGTAACATAAACGAATTGAGTAAGTCAAGCGTTTTACGGCAGACTTACTCACTATTGCCTTATTAGAAAGGGATTTCTTCCGTTTTAATTTCTTCGGTAACTATTGGTTCGCTGATTGTTTCTGCCATCAATGTTTCCGTATTAGCACCAGCATCCACTTTTGAATACAGGTCAAGGAAAGACATTTTGGTATCATCATCAAAACGATTCAGGCATAACTCAATAGCTTTTAATTTGTTACCAAATACGCCATAAGTTTTACTGATATGCACCAATCTACGGGTAGAAATCACTTCATCAACTCCGCCTTCAACAAAGGTTTTACGAATCACATCAGCCCATGTAACTAACTTCTCGGCAAATTCATCATCTTTATTGCCATTAAACTCTAATTCTTTTCTGATAATCTTCCGTTCAATATTAACGGGAGGCCAATCTTGCTCGTAAGTATTAAGGAATCTTTCCAAGAAAGCTTCGTTAAGAACATTGGTAAACATATAACGACCATCATCTGAACCTTTGCCTTTAGTATTTGCGGTGGCAATTACTGTGAAACCATCAGCGGGAACCACAAGTTCATTTTTCTTTTTGAGTAGAAATGGTTTACCTTCAAGCACACGCTGTAAACAGGAAAGGTTCTGAGCACCATAATCAATCTCATCAACGCAAAGTACCGCACCTTGACGAGCAGCTACAGTAACGGGACCATCACGCCACTCCATTTGGCCATTAATCAAAACAAAGTTACCAAGTAAATCTGATTCATCGGTTTCAGGTGTCATTGATACACAAACAAATTTACGCTTTAGTTTGGCACAGGCCTGTTCAGCAGACATTGTTTTACCATTACCTGAATGACCAGTAATAAAAATAGGATAGAATTTCTTACTTGCAATAATGGAAAGTAAGTCATCAAAGTTACCAAACGGCACATAATTTTTATATACTTTTGGAACTAAATCTTCGGTTTCTAAATCGGTTATCACATTGGTAATACGATTACCAGTTTTGATTTCATTAGGTTTAGGCATTTGAATCACTTGTGCATTATAATCAATTAATTCAGCAACAGGTGCTGGTGACGATGAGTTTGGCACTTTATAAAGGCCACGACCAATTTTGTTACTTTCATTTCTGGTAAACCATTGAGCATTAGTAATGCCAATTTCACTACAAATTGCTTTAATTTCTTTTCTGGTAATGGTATTTTTACCAGTTGCAATTAACATAGAATTAAACTTCTCACGGACTTCTATTTTTATACCACGCATAATATACTACTCCATTTCTCACTAGATACATCCATTATATCACATCCATCACCATTTGTCAAGCTTGCCTGTTGCCTAAAAACAACATCTTAGGCTGCAATCCCATCAATGAATCTGGACACCATTACACGATTAACTATTTTCTTTTTATTCATTTTCATAAATGCCGTTTTTAATTTACTAGCAGTTACGGTACCAGACACAATCAATTCCTCATCTTCAATTTGGAGGTCGGTTCCACCAGGCAGTATAAAGAAGGATTCGTATCCTGAATTATACGATTGAACAAACTTTTCATTTTTAAGTTTAGATACAATATCTTTCACCACATCGGACTTTTCTAAACGATATCCATGATTAGCAAACGGATTGCCAGAAGCTATTATCATTTCACGAATTGTTTTGTTATCTTTGTCGATGTATTTGTTGGTAATGTTACATCTTAAATCACGGCCTTGGCCAGCAATAAAGAAACCAAAAATCTTTGCACCAGTCGTAGCACGAAACCAATTAAAAATTGCAACCCGAAATCCATCTTCTCTTGTATAGTAACTATCATTGATGTTTGAATCCACTTTGACCTGTAGTTTAGAATTACGGTCTTTGATGAATACATTTTCAGTCTTAGGACTAAACCTTACGGGACGAATTTTTGATTCAATAGGATCAGAATCCCAAGAACGAGCTTCACATAATTGATTTACAAAGTTGCAATTATCGGCATCACCATCATGGACAATAACTAAATTAATTAGGTCTAAATTATTTAGCTTGCGGAATTTCTTTGTGATAGGTTCTAATGCAACCATCGCCTGTATTAAAGGTGTATTACCAAGAGATTCACTATTAGGATAACCAACAGCATACCTTTTCATTCCTGATCCATAAGCATCACGCAAAATAATCAGGTTTCGGACACACCGATTAAATTCAGCGGTACTCATTTTAGAATTAATATATTCACGCAGGTATACTGCATCAAAAGCAAACTCATTTACTTTAGTATCAAAACATTTTTTTCTTTCAAATCGCTCATTTGGAAAATCTTCTAGGCGACCATCTTCAGAATCACCGAATCCGTAAACTACAAAAGGAATATTCACCTTACGACAAAACATGGCCAGCACCAAAATCTGTTCAATAGAACCTGCCATATTGTTACTCATTGAACCAGAGCGGTCAAGTAACAAAACCAATCCATGTGATTTGCCTTTAGGAACTCTCATCATTTTACGAAAGATATTATCCTCTACTTGATACTTGTATAATTTACCAATATCAATGTCACCAGTATTAGACACTTTAGCCTTTGCATAAGAACGAGCCGCTTTCTTCATTTCAAATTCTTTAGCCAGCAAACTAATGTAGCGCTCATTTTTTGATTTGAATTCTTTTACTTTATCAATATACTCTTTAAGAAACCAGGTTCTTCTTTCAAGTCTTTCTGGATTAAAATAATATGCTTCTAATAATTCATGCACACGCTTTGCAGGTGTAACGATTGCATCTAAATTAGGTTCAGGCAGTCTACCATAAACATATGGTTTACAATCTTGAGATACTAGGTCGCCTTCATTATTGCGGAAGTTTTCATCCGTTTCACAGTTTGGTTGAAATTGGTCTTTAGTAGAAGCTTTGGAATCTTTGAAAGGGTTTATCTTAGAACCTTCATCTTCACCATCTTCTCCATCACCATCTTCATTATCTGATTTTGATTGTTTTCCTTTACTGCTTTCATCGCCATCTTCACCATCAATATCACGCTTCTCGCCTATATTCTGGTCGCCACCTTCATCTTCAAAATCTTCGGCATCATCATCGTAATCAGAAAATTCATAATCATCACCACTACCATCTTCATCATCACCATCTTGGTCATCTTGAGATTTCATTTTTTCCATAACTGATTGCATGGTTTCAAATTGCTCATCTTTTGAATAATCAAATACAGATTGAGTAACACGAAGCACATCTTCCCAAGTTTCGCAAGATTCTACTTGGCGAACCAAAGCATTTTCTTCATCACTAAAGTCTACTTTAGTGGTTCCTGCCGATTTAGTAAAGAGATTTAACCTATCAATAAAAGACATCGTATTAAGGTTGCGACCTTTAAGGCCAAAGAAATCTCGCTCAGTTAATGATTGATAACCCTTAACGAATGAGGAACGAATACCAGGATATTTGCGTTTAATCTTCTTTTCAATGCGAGCATCTTCAACAACATTTAAGAAACCTTTATATTTTCTACCTAATGTTGAAACAGCATTATGCCATCCTTCAGCTGGTGTATAGAGAGCGTGACCAACTTCATGGCCTAGCATTAAATCATATAATGCACCAGACATATCTTGCCAAATTGGACAATATAAAACCCGATTCTTCGGGTCAAACATCGCCGTGCGGATTTTCTGGTGTTCAATTGTTAGATTTTCTGTAGCCAAGAGTTTGGCTAGTTGAGATTTTGATTCTACTGTGAATGTCATAGATAAACTTTCATTTAATATACAACCATTATAACACAGTTATTGCTATAAGTCAAGCACTTTCGTAAGCTCTTGTTTTATATGAGGATTTTTACACGCTTCTTTAAGGATATTGTATGCTCCATGTGATTCAAATGCTCGTAGAACAGCGGCTAAACAATAATAGAAATGTTGTTCTTCTTGTTCCTGCAAGGTATGTGAATAATCTTCAATCATAATAACTCAAAAAGGCAATAATTTTGGAGCGGTGGTCTGCTTTGCTCAGATAATTCAAGAGGGTATCCCAAATCGTGCTATCACACACCGCATATTTTTTACTATGAAACCATTATATAATAAATCCATTCTAATGTCAAGCGTTTTATTATTATCTGCCCACTTGGCCAAGGTACTTTGCCTTAGTTTCTTCCCAATTCAAATATATTAAATCTGAATAGAATAGAGTATCATATGAAACTTTATCTTTTTTAATCAATTGTTTAATTCTGCCAATAGCGTGTTTTTCTTTCCAAATCTTTACTAGTGCTTCATAGCTAGTATCAAATGATTTTACTAATTGTTCTTCTTTGATTTCACCACGGAGAAACTCATAAGAGTTGTCATACAATGGTGAGAAATAAATGCCTCGAGCATGGTCAGTTCTAATCAACTCTTTAGGAATACCAAGTTTACTATAAGTGAAGCCTAGTGACCTATTTTTATGGTCACGCTTATATGGTTGGCCTGATGGTTTCTTTGCAACATACCATTCAAAGTATTTTCTTGTGTGGTTTTTCTTTAGCCAATTTATAATACCTTGGCGTGTTTCTCTACTTGGTTCAAATGATACTGAACCTGCCGTGAAGCCCATCTTTTGCCAATGGTCAAGATTATCATACTGAGATAAACCTCCAACTTTTGTTTTACCATATAATGATGTCGTTGTTACGCCAACTAATACATCACCATATTGTTTTTTCCAAAGTCTTTGCACTTCATCAGATAAACACAACAAAGCAAGCAACTTGCCACCAACATAGTTATAACCTAGTGGTTGGAATGGCACGATAGTAGAACCAATTGCTGTGTGATTAATCATACTGCCTTGAGTCTTTAATTCTCTTGGCCATCCAATCACCTCATCACGAGGAGTGAGGTCTAAGAAGTCAGATGATATGCAGATAACACCTAGATACTTTCCTGTCACCTGGTCTTTAACCAAGAAGTTTAGGTTACGACCAATGTTACTATTGTTCTTCATGGTTGAAATGAAATTACGAATAGTATTCCATCTTTCAGGTAAGTCTTTGCTTCGTTTCTTCTCAACTTCAAACTCTTTACCATCAATACCAATCTGCATATCTTTACCAGAATCATCTGTATATTCTAATACAGGTTGTAGATTTTGGTAATCTTCAGCTGATTGTGGGATCCAAATAGATGCTTTGATTTCATCAACCAGTTTTTGTTGTGTTGGGTCAACTAGTTGAACTTCTTCACCAAATAATGTATGATTAACAATAGTAGGATACTTTTCTTTTACTTCACACCACTTTTGATATAAGGTATATTCTTTAACATCCATTTTTGAAACATAACTTAAATCGTTAATGGTTTTTTCTTTAAGATGATTTTCATCAATATCAACCAATGTTTCAGCAGGATTATCTTCTTGCCAATTCTTCCATTGTTCTTCTACATCATCTTTTGCATCAATCATATTTTTTTATGTAATCTAGTAAACTTCTTAATCAACTTCTGTTGGTGTTTTCTTGCCATTTGGAGAGCCACAGGTTTGACACGCTGAGTAAACACAACACCATTCATGTGATCCAATTCGTGTTGATAACATCTT